CTTGAACTGTGACATTCGTATTGCTTGGGACGGCACTGACATTCAAATTTGCCATGAGCCCTCCTTAAACTTTTACGATGCCATCAGAACGAACAATGAACAGCAAAAAGATGATGTTGTCTTCTGGGGGCGTTGCGCTTACCTGAGGGAAGCTGATTTTGATGCGACCAGAAAAGCCAGCGCCATTGACGGAGTTGATCGCCATCTCTGCGTCTGTGTCCACCAAGCTCCACGAATTGTCGTCAATCACAAGCGTGAAAGAGCCAGCGTCGTCATTGCGGTTGACGATGGTCAATGGAATTGGAGTTGGAGTTGGCTGATAGTTGCCAATGTCAAACGACAGGCCGTAGCGAGTGTCTTGTACGTTGGTGAGTGTGCGACGAACGATCTGCGCGTCGATGATTGCATCAGTCAGGCTGATAGGAGTTACGCCATCTTCTGCGGTGAGCACAAGATTCCAGTAAGTCTGTTGCTGATAGACGAGTTCGCCAGTAATGCAAGGATTGTTGAATCCGCTTACTTGCGTGATTGAGTTTTTGTTGAATACAGCCAAGATAGTTCCCTGTTCTCAGGTTGTGACGCTCCCCATGTACTCACAGGGCTCCGGGTCTTATCTTGTATTGTCGTTCAAAGTCAAAAAGACTTCAATATTTGCCTTCAGCGAACACATTCACGAACACAGTGCCATCTTCCAGCGCTTCGAGTTCGTGCCATTCATTTTCTATGAGGCTAAAAATCATGAATTGAACGCCCCTTTAATCTCATCAACCGTGTTCGCAGCATCAATCTTTGCCTGAATATCTGCATACTTATCACGTACAGATTGACGTTGCGCTTCAACTGATTGAATATCCGTGCCGGGAATTTGCTTGGCGATGATCTCGTCGAAGGGCTTGAACTCCTCCGCACGAGCTGCGCGTCGCATGTCGTGGCCAATGGTCTTTGCCTTGGTCATATTGATCGTGATCATGCTGATACCTCCATTTTTTGAATTGCAATTTGCTGGTTAAGTTGAATGATACGCGCCTGATCTGTTTCAGGGCTAAGTGTTGCCAGCTCTGCCTCGTATTGCTCGATGAACCAAGCCTGAGCACCTACTCCATAACCATAGGGAGATGAGAAATCTGCTTCAAATGCCTCAAAAAAGTCATAGTCAGTTGGTATGGTCGATTCATCAATGAGGAGATAAGGAACATTTGATGGAACATCTTTGCGAGCAATTTCCTCAAGCGAAATTCCACAGTTGATAGCAGGATAGACGATTGCGATGCCGCCACGGTTGTTTGGATAGACGATTACTTTTGACATTTTGTTTGTTCCTATGGGTTAGCGGAAGATTGCAACACTGCAAGCAAGTGGGTCATCTACCGAGCCTGAATACACTGTTGACTTTAAGCGGATGGACGTTGTGGTGAAAGCATCGCCGTACACAGTTGAGTGGTATGGGCGAATAGTCAATGGCTGAGCTGAAGTACCTTCTGCAATATTTCGCATGCCTGAGGCAGTCACACTGTAGTTTACGTCTGGCATTGCCGTTGTGTAGTTCACAGTGAAGTCGCCAGTGCCTGTTTTAGATACTGAAGTGACGTTGCCACTTGAGCGAATTGTCCCAGGACTTGTTGTGCCGTTAAAGTTCACCCAAGCTCGGCAACCGTAGGAAATTGCTTCCGAACCATATCCAGAATTGAATTTGAAGTTACCGGATGTACCTACTGATTGCGTTGATGAATCGCTGAACGTGATGCCTGTTCCATTAAGACTTGATGCCATTTTTTACTCCTTATGGTTGCGCAGTAATCACACCAGTCGATGTGATCTTAGCAACGGTTACGCCATTGTATTCAAAGACAAGATCAGTGCCCACTTGAGTCACTGTCCAATTGGTTGTGGTTAGCGAAGCAACAGAGCCAGCCTCGCCAGTAATGTTGATCGGCCATGTGCCCGACGCATCAGTGCCATCTCTTTCGGGAACATTCAGATTTGTCCTTGCCGCAGCAGCAGTCGCCGCAGCAGTGCCGCCATTCGCAATCGGAACGGCATTCACCAGACCATCGGTAGCGTCAAGCTGACCATTGGAATTTAAGTTGTTCGCCAGTTGCGAAAGGTTATAAGCCTGAGTCATAGTTTTCCTTTAAGCCGCGCCAATTCTCGCAAAAGTTTGTTGGTTAAGCAACGTAATGTTGTTGGTGAAAGCGGTAGACAAAATGAAGTTGGAGGCACTTGCTGTGTAATCGTAACCTGTGCCTTTAGACAACAGCGCACCATTGGCGTACACCTCCATTGCAAGCGGATTGCTTGAGAATGGATAGGTCGTCTGGCCGTTGGTTGAATAAGCCACCGTGTTGGTGATGTTGCTTGCCGGAACGCCCAAGTTGTTTGGTGTCCACATCAGGATGGTCAGGTTGCCACTCACAGCGCCGGGGAAGCCATCAACCGCCGCACCAGTAATGTTGTAGTCAATGTCGCTGAACTGAACGCCATCAACATAAATCGACTCGAAACCGTTGTTGATCGAGTAAGTCGATGGGGTGAAAGTCGTGATGCCAGAGATTGCTTGGTCGTAACGAGTGAACGGAGCATAGCTTGAACCCGCTGCGCGATAGCGATAGACGGTCAATCCTGCGGTCGCACCAGAGATGGCTCCGCTGAATGTCACAACCTTGGTGGTCGCGTTTACCCCTGTGACGGTGTAGAGCGTTGGAGTGCCAGTATTGGAGAAGCAAAGCTGGTCACCAATTGCAATCTGGTTCCACGGTGCGCTTGCATAAGTGATCGTGTTGGTCGTGCTGGACGCAATCGTGATGTTCAGCGGCTCATAGAACACACTGGTACTCACGCCTCTGGCGTAAATAATCACCACGTTCTCGCCAACAGCACAGGCATTCGTCATCACAACGGTAGTACCTGTTTCGCTGTAGTCCGATGAGCCCAACAACGCTCCGTTGCGGAACACGAGAATCCATCCAACCGTATGAGTGAACGAGAAACTTGTCTGCCCTGCGGTGGCCGTGAACACTTGCTCGGTGTAATAGAACTGGTCAGCTTCGGTAAATCCCACCACGCGACCATAAACGTCAATCGTCAGGGTCGCTGCATTGAATGACTTGGAGTAAACGCCAGCACCAAAGTTTAGGAAGTCATGCAAGTTGACTTTCATCGAACCGTCGGTGTTGTTTGTCACAGCCAAGAAGCCATCGTTCACGTTGGCTCCAGTGGCTCCAGCAACGATTGTTTGACCTGTGCGGGCATCAAGGTCAATGAAGCTCTGCAATGAGCCTGTAGGGTCAAGCAAGCCAGACCATGAGCTTGAGTCATAGACCGATGTCTCCAAAGGAACAAATGCTCCACCCAAGTTCAGGTAGCCAGCGCTTCCCACGTTGAAACTGAACTTTCGGTTCTGTCGGTTCGTGTAAAGAATGTAGTTGGCTGTGCTGAATGTTGGTGACGCTGCGTACCATGTGTAGAGCGTGGGGTCTGTGCCGCCGTTGGCTGTGACGTTGTTGTAGAGGCCGTAGTAAGCCTTGTTGCGTGGGTTGTAGCTGAACCCGGACGTTCCTGTCGCGTTGTCAGCATAGGCTACGGCCAAATAGCGGTTCGTGTACTGGAATGTGGTTGGTCGCCACACAAAAACTGACGAGGCCGATGAGAACACGCTTATGCCCAAGGCGTTGACCATTCGAGCAAAAAAGTACCAGTCACCGTTTGGAATGTTGGTCAGGCTGACAGCGGGAAGCGTAGCGCCGGGGTTGTACGGATTGCCGCCGGGATTGACAGCAGTCGTGCCAGCAAAGATGCGCTGAGATGCTGTTGGGTTTGAGTATGCGCTGTACCAAATCTCTGCGTACTGAACAACGCCAGCGCTGCTTGCGCGAGCCTGAACGCTGAACGAAGGGGTAGTTGCAAAAGGCTGCGAGCTGACAACTGTAGGCGCGTAAATCACGCCAAAGAATGTAGGGTCGCCAATGCCGCTGTTGGGCGATGGTGTGAACTGAGTGATCGACACATCGTTGTAGACGGACGCATTGAACTCTGCCAGATTCAGAGTCACTGTAATCGCGCCATTGTCAGCAAACTTCTCCACCACCTTGTTGATGCGGAACTGCTTTGCCGTCCATCCGTAATTGGCATTGGTCACGGTAACAACATCGCCAGCCTCAAGCTGAAGACCAGAATAGTTAACCTCGCATTGCATTTGCAAATCTTCACGCGCCGCCTTCAGGAAACGGTTGGCAAGGTATTGCGCACGAACGCTGTTGTTCACCAATGGAAGGCTGATCGTCTGCTTGTTGACTGGTTCGTTTGGATAAAGCAAGGCAGGGTCAATTACCGACAAATCAAACGCTGCGGAATTGAATGAATCTTGTGCTGTGCTATCTGGGAACTTGACTTCAGCAATGTTGTAGCTGGATGCAATGTCGATGGGTGACACTGAGATTGCCGACACCATGTTTGAGTCGTTGATGTCCATCACGGGCACAACGGTCGATGTCTGAACAATCACACCCCAGAGGCCAGTGATCTCGTTGTACTTGAGCAAGCAATCACAGCAAGCGGCCATGAGCTGCAAATTGGTCATGATGGTCTGGCTTGTGTCCAGCGTTCCGTCAAAACGGAATCGAGTCTGCGTTGTGGTCGTTCCCGAGTAGGTCGTGTACGAGAACGACTGATCACAATAAGTGTTCAGCGCAGTGAGGCTTGCAGTGTTAATTGCAGAGACAGGAATGGCCGCGCCGTAGCGCTCCGATGTCAGGTAATCAGAGAAGCAATCACCGGGCTTGTAACGACTATTGGTGAGCTGGAATTTGGTTTGCTGAAGACCAGTCGTCCCGGCATTTTGGTTGTAGACAATCTTGACAATCGCAAAAGCGCAATTGCTCATCAACTTGGTCGAGTCCCATGTGTAAACAAGCCCAGTGCTGTTCATCACTTCAATGGCTGTCTTGGTTGTGTTTACGCCAGAACTTGAACCGTTTTGGTAAAGATAAATTTCCAGCTTGCCAGCCACAGCGGTGTCGTACACGCCAGTCGATTCATCCAACAGACTGTCAACCTGATATTGGTTTGTGCTATTGAAGATGACTTTCTTGCCGCCGTAATACACATTGCCAAAGGTGTAGGTGTCAGGCGTTCCGCCAGTCTCGGTGTTTGTCACTTCAGCCAACGACAAAACGTAATAGAGCTGCTGATTGTCCGATGTGATGCTGAGGTCTGTGATGATGCCACCCACATAGGCAGCGCCATAGACCACAGGCAGCTTATTGTCACCAGCGGGCGGAACTTGGGCGCGGCTTCCGGGGTTTGGGTTGCCTTGAGCGTCATTGACATTGGGGCCGCTTGGGCCAAGAGTCTTTGAAATAATCGCAGACGCGACCATGTTGACCGCAAAAGCAAAAGCTGCGTTTGTTGCGTAATAGGCCGCAACAGCCTCGTAAGCAACAATTATTGATGCTGGCATATCAACCCACCCAAGATTCTTCTACTTTTGTGAAACCGAACTTCTGGTATTGAAGATTCGGGCTGTTTGACATTTTACTGATTACGAAATTGCAGATGCGCTTTTCTGCCTTCAGCGCCGCGCCGCGCTGCTGATAGGCAGCAAGCAGCCTATAGCCCGCTGTGCTGCCCCGACAGTATGGGTTGACCCAATATGCCATCTCAGTCAAAAGAAGGTGCTCTGGCGACCATAGGCTAGGCGAGATGATGGCAATCAGCATCCCTGTCAGTTCCTCATCCTCTGACACCAAAACCACACCACGGCCAGCCATCAGCTCCGTCAACATGCGTGTGATGTATTCAGCGTTGTCCGCGTCGGCCAAAAATGGAATTGGAGTTTGCTTCCTGTACTGCCGAAGCATGTCAAGAATTTGAGGAATGTCGAACGGTGACGCGTCACGAACTTTCATGCTGTTTTACCGAATTGGTAATTGATGCTCTGAATGAAGTTCACGCGGTTCATGGAAGTGTCGTTGGGGCTGAAGAATTGCCATGAGTTGTTGTTGGTGTATCGGCCAGCGATTCGGTTCTGCAAGATGAGCTGAACGGAAGACGCGCTCACAGACACTGTGCCCACATACATGCGCTGTTCTTCCATCCAATTCTCAGAGATTGAGAAAGAGTTGATGAATCCATTGAAGAACTTGTAAAGGCCACCAGTGCCACCAGAGGTGATCAGGGTATCGTTTGTATCAAAGAACCCATGCCACATCTCAATCTGAGAGCCTTTGATGTTGTTGCTCAGAACAAAACCAAGCATCGCCGTGTCGATTCCAGTCAAAGTGACCGTCGTCTCATTTGCCGTGCTCTTGATGTCACGCTGCGCTTCACCCACTTTCATCAGCACGCCAACAGCACTGAAGGCCGATGAGTCAACGGCAGGAACGGTGATGTCATACGGCAATGTCGTAAAACGATAGACATTCCCATTCGTGGTTATGCGGACAAAATCCGCAAATCGAATGTTGCTGGTTCCGTCAACAGGCGTGATCACGTTCATAGCACTGACTCAATTGCGTTGAATGTCCCACTCCACTGAAGGAATGAATCATTGGTCATTGGCACAAGGGTGTATGTTGGGTACTGGCGCAAGATCACAGGAAACGTGATTCCCGTGTATGTGGAGCCACCAATGCTGACGGTGGTTCCGTATTGCCCAATAACGGCATTCACAGGGGCCGACAGGGTTGCCATCAAAGCGCGATGAACTGGAATGTTGACGGTCGTGCCAATACCGCGCTGAACGTCTGCTGTGACGATGTATGCATATCGGCCAACCTGAACGAAGTCTCCAGTCTTAACGATATACAGGGTCGATGCAATTGAAGGCAGGCTACCCAACACCAAAGTCTTTGCTGCGCTGGATGTTTGCCATTGGCAGGCAGCGATCTGTGCGCCAGTCATGTCGCCTTGATACTTGATGTAGTTCAGCCATCCGGTTGAGCCGAAGTTCAAGTTCTGTTCAAGCGATTTGTCAGCAGCCCGCAAGGCAGCGAGCACCGAGCGATTTTGGCTGTAGAGCAGATAGTTCATCGGCTTCATCGTGAACTCAAAAGGAACCACAGTCAGCAATTCTGACGTAATGATCTTTTGATTGCGGCTCAATGTCTGGCCGACAAATCGTTGGTCGTTAATCCCAACAGACTCAGAGATAGAAAGAATCGTTTGTAAGCTCATCATCGGCTCGCTGGTAATGAACGCTGTGCGCTTTGGTTTGCGGCCCAAACGGCCTGTTTATTTTTGGTCAGGAACTGAATGCCAGATTGGGTATCAATCGCATTCATGTTCGCAATGTATGGGCCGTTGTAAACGACGCTCTGGCCCATGTTCAATCCGCTCAGATCGCCAGTGTTGGGAATGATTGTTCCTGCGCCCTTTGGCACAAAAATCTCTGGGCCATTCTCGCCCACGATAGATGCTTGACCAGAAGCCAACGGGCCACCAACAGCGCTGGTAAGAATGCCACTTGATACCAAGTAGTCATTGCTTGCAGCACCCATGCCGCCAACATCCTTAAATCCACCGCCGCCGCCAAAGAAACTGAAACCTTTGAACATGGCAAGCATTTGCGCTCGCATTGAAATAGAGATCAGGTCTTGAATGATGCTGCGAGCCAAATCTTTGAATGACATTTTTCCGTTGCGAACAAAGTTGTCAATGGCATTGCTCATGTTGCTGTAGACAGATTGATTCATGTCTTGCAACATCTTGAGCTGCGTGCCTTGTTGAATGACAGCCTCACGTTGTTTTTGAATGTCTCGCAAGCGATCAGCAGCATCGGCTTTGTCTTTTTCTTTGCCACTGTCTTTCTTGGCATAAATGGCGGCGATCTCCTGCTCTACCTTTTGACGGCTAAGAGCAATCTCAAGTTCAGCGCCCTGCAAGAAAATGTGCTCTTTGTAGAACTCAATGCGCTCACGTTCTTTATCAACAGCGTCCTGCTCTGCTTGAGCCGACAAACGATATGCCTCTCTGGCTTTTGCGTAGACTTCCTCTTTGTTTCTGGCGGCGCGAATATCAGCTTGATTAAGCTCCTCGGCCAAGAGTTTTGCATTCTCAACAGTTGCTCGGCCTAACTCATCGAGATTTAGCTTTTTGTACTTGATCTCCGCGTCAGCACGATCTTTGATGCGGCGAGCCTCAATTTCGCTGATCTTATCTAGAGCTTCAATTGATAGATTGAACTTTTCATCGCTCTTTAGCTTTTCCAGCTCAAACTCTTTATTGCGACGCAATGCTTCATTGCCGGATGCGATGTCATTGATCTTCTTTGAGTTTTTGACAGCCTCTTGTTCGGCCTTTGCATCATCGGCAATTTTTTGGCCGCGTTCGAGCACGAGCTTTTCGTACCGTGCTTTGGCGTTGGCAAGCATGAGCTTGTCAAGTTCTGTGGAGTTTTCATTTTCAGCCCTACGCATGGCAATGCCAATTGCGTTGTATGCCGCTTCAACCTCTTTGTCTAGGTCTTTCTTGCCGATATTTTTAATGCTCTGCCAGAAGTCGCCAACGCTCTTTGTGACGGCATTCCAAGCCTTTTCCAACGAACCAAGCTCATCCTTCTGCTTGTTGAGACTTGCGCTCAAAGCGTCAGCAGTCAGCTTGATCGACTCCTGAAGTTTTCCTTGCGCTTCAAGTTGTCGAATTTGTCTGTATTGCTCGACACTCAAAAAGTGATATTGATCATTCAATCGCTTGGCAGAAGCGGCAGAACCATCAAATGATGGAATCAGATTTCCAGCAATAGTCGATGCTGTTTCTCCCGTCAGCTTTGACATTCGAGCAATCACCTCAGTCACAGAAGACAGAGATGTTGATGTGAATTGACCTGTCGAAACAACGGCCTGCATTGCAGATCGCGTGTCACTCAAAGAGACGTTGTATTTGCTGGAAATTGACTTTGACAGAGCCGTAAATTGGCCCTCTGTCATGTTCAGATAATGACCCGTAAGAATGAGCGAATTGTTGAATTGTTTCTGTTCTTCACGGCCCTTGTAGATGCCATAGGCCACACCAGCGATTGCTCCGCCAAAGCCAACCACAGCAACTTTGGTAGCCGTGATCGCTTCAGCAATACCAGCAAACATGGGCTTGAACCCACCAAACTGGTCTTTCAGTTGACCACCCTGTTGCAGCAAAACCATCATGGGGTTTTGACCGCCAGCCAAGCTGGTCACGATGTCGGTTGTTTGATAGCCTAAAGCCGCTTGCTGTTGAGCTGTGAGTCCGCCAGATTTGGCTTTGTTTGCTTTGTCTGCGGCGGCTTTAACGGCGTCATATGCGGCGGCTTGTTGACGAAGCAAATTCAAGGTCTTTTCTTCGACCATGTTGCCAGCCATCCGGCCATACTTCAGTTCGAGCTCTAGCTTGTCAACTTCAGTCAGTGTTTTGCCATAAGACTCAGTAGCCATCTTCAAGGCCATCGTCTGCTTGGCGGCTTCGCTGGTTTGACGCTTCACCTCCTGAGTGAAGCCTTTGAACTTTTCTTGGGCGGCTTTAAGACCAATCTCAAGCTCGCCTGAGTCCACCCCCATTACGATGCCCAGACGGGCGAGAATTTGGTTTGCCATTATTTCCTCTTAGCCAACTTTGCCGCGTATGGCGGTATCAAATCTGCCATCTCATTCTTGAAAATTGTCACAGCCTCTTGATATGACCTTTCAAGGCCGCTACGGATAAAAGGCTGCGCAACCGTCCGCGCATTACCAAACTCTTGAGAGAGAGATACGGCACTTTTCTTTACCGTCACAAGGCCAATCACAACATCAGTTTGGCTCACCATAGTAGAGTCTTTGTCTCTAGCATTTGGTATCCGCGCATCAGTTCTCAATGTATCACGAAGGTGAATATTCTTGGTGTTTTTTTCGTTGTAAGGAATAGGCGTCTCGGCCATCGCATTGGCAATTGGCTCAATCGCTTTCTTCACGGCTTTGGTGACGGTGTTTCTTAACACCAGATCGGTTCGGAATCCTTCTGCAAGGCCAAGCAATTGACTTTCCAGCGACTCCAATCCTTCTATCTTGAAAATGATTTGCGTCATGTCAGCCTTTCCGTGAACGAACGAGGAGCTCCCGGAGCCAAGGCCATGAAACTTAACAATTGCTTACTTGCTTGAAGCGCTTGTTCCTCATCGGACAAAGGAGGAATGATGTAGTCATGCGTGGACGGAAGAACCGTCTTGATTGTAAAGGGATTGACACCTTGCTTCAATTTTGAATTGAGGTTGCCAGTCGTCAACGTGCTCAACGCCAACAAGATGGCCCTGTTGCCAATCATGCCGTCGCTGATCATGATTTCGATGTTCCGCATGTCAAGCACCGGAATCTCATCGGGACAGCCACCATGAGCCCAAATATAGGCTCTGGCTTGCTGGTGAATGTCCCTTAGGAGTTTTTTCGCGTGTCTTTGAAGCCGGGTTGAATGGCTTCGTTGATCGCGTCGATCAAGTCAAGCTGAGAGGCAAATGGAAGCTCTGCATCAACTTCCTCATAAGTGATGTCGTCCAACATGCCATCTTCAGTCACGAGCAGCTTCATGTACTCTACGACGCGATTTTCGAGCATCAGAATAGCGTTGACAGTCTCTCGCGTGGAGCGGCCTTCGACAACCACATCGCCATCTTCTTTGAGCTCGACGCCATCAGGAGGGTTAGAGCGAAGCGCCTCAGTCATTTTTTTGAGTCGAGCTTCTGCGACTTCTGGGTTCACCTCTGTGACGCGCTTGAGCAAGGCGTCCATCTCAGCATTCAATGGCACGCGAACTTTGAATTCGTGCTTGCCAAGGGTGAAGGTACGAGTGCGGATTTCATTTACCGCATCCGCGAATTTTGAGCCAAGGGCTTGTGATAGTCGTGTCATGTTTTATTTCCGTAAGATCATGCGTTGAAAAATTGCGTTGTTTAGACGCACCACGTAGTCTACAACTTCCTCGGGGGCCATCTTGTCGGCGTGATTTGCCGCAATGCGATGAACCAGCGAGATGCCAGTTACTTTTTGCTCTGGGTAATCAAACCAATTTTTGTCGCCAGACAGCATTCTGTCGGCAAGGTATCGGAGCAAGTCTTGTGGGTTTTCAACTGAGTTTGTCATATCTTGTAAAAAGCCCCCGAAGGGGCTTTCTTAGTTTTTAGATTCCACTGGCGTCGCTTTGACGTTCACTGGATTCAGATTGGCGAGAACTGTGAGAACGGTGAATTCCTCACTCTCGGGGTCAGCCTTTGCCAAAGCAGAGGCCACCTCGGTTGCATCCACATCAAGCCCCTTGGCAACTTCGACCAAGGGTTTGTATGTGGAAGTCAGTTCCTTGATGGCGTCAATGACTTGCATCATCAGGCGTTGTTAGACCAGCCGTACTGGTTGCCGCGTGGGTGCACGGTGAATGTGCACTTGGCTTCAGCGCCGGGAGCCGAGTCAATCTTGAATTCGCCAACACGACCGTTGAATGCGTAGTACACGATGCCAGTACCGTCGGTTGCAGAGATCACGAATGTGCGATCAACCACGCCGCTGTACGCGTCACCGCGCATCAACAACAGGTTTGCATCAGAAGGGTTCCAAGCAGCAGTGATGGTCATGCTGGTTGGGGCTGCTTGCACAGGAATCTTGTCCGATTGACGTGAACCAGCAACACCGAAAGATGCCACAGCGTCGTCTTGACCAAATGCAGGAATTGCTTCAACTGGGATTTGGTTTGCAGAGATTGCAAGAGCAGACACGCTTGACACTGTGGACAAAGCCGAAGTGGTCAATGGGGTTGGAGTTGCGGTTGGCTGGCAATACAGAGCAGCACTAAAACCGGGTAAAACTTTATTTGGGAGAGCCATGACGTTTCCTTTAAAAACGGGTTAAAGATGAAGATGTCGTGTTATGTAGGTATGTCGATTGTAGCGTCTAGGAAAATTTGGTATAGACCTAATTTGTCGTCATACGAGTTGTATAACCACAGGATGTCAGTCTTCGCCACATAGATTCCCTCTGAGCCACCATACATGCCCGAATAGCCGTGCATCGACTGCAAGATAGTGTTCGACATTGCAAGAGCTGTATTCGCGTTTTGCGCAAACACGCTGATTTGGAATGTTGGACGATCAATGCCTTTGATGCTTTGATTCGTGCCAGTGTAAACAGGCTGGTGCACATTGCGCAACTGCCAAGTCACAAAGCCCGAACCCTCTGTTGCGTAGTTGCGGTTCATCAGCGCATAGACAGGAATCCCGCTGCCGAGAACGGCCTTGAGTTGCGCTTGAATCGCTTCCGCGTATAGGACTGGATTCTGTTGAGTGGTCATGCTTAAACCCTTGTGGATGGGTCATTACGATAGCAGAGCAATCGAACATTCATCCGATCATTTGACTCAAAGACATCAGTGATACGCCAGTCCAATCCGCGCCATGTAATCGAGTAAAGATTCTGATTGTCAACCACTTCCTTCATGTTGGGCGTGTAGTTGAAGATCAGGTTCACAAGGTCTTGATAGACGCGGTATTTTGAGTCAATCTCAAGGTTGTTCTTTACGTCTTGCACGCGTGCGCGAGTGGTGAACCACTTGGAGATGGTCGTCGTGTACTCACCCACGGCATCAGTACCGAAGGTAAGGTTGTTCACATCGACATTCTCAAAACGTGCAATTGCCATTTACATCACCAGTGGTTTGTACGGACGAAGCAAGGTCTGAACACCCCAAGGGATGTTGTGCTGAATCGGGCCAGTCGTGTCGCTACGATTGTTGTAGAGGTGAGTCAACAACAGCAAACCAGCCTGTTTGATCACGGGGTAAGCCGCCAAGGGGTTTGCTGCTGTTGTGTACTCGCAATAGATTGGCGATGTCATCACCGTATTCAGATCGCTTGGCAGGCTGTCCAAGATCACCTTGTTGCCCGAGGCGTCGTAGTAATACGAGGTCTTCGACATCACATGAATGACGGGCACTTGATCGCCAGTCCAATACTTCACAGCATTGATCGTGATGCCCGGCTGTGCAGGGTCAAAGTTCTGGCTCACCTCAGGCAAGTCCAAAGACAAAGGCGTGCCATACAGGCTTGCCGCGTTGTACCAGACGCGATAAGACACCGGGAAGATGGACATCCCAAGGAAGTCTTCAATCGTCATGCGCACGGCCAGCTCAAGGCCAGTCAAGTAGCTGTCTTGACTTTCATCACCGAACAAGTTGAGTTGATTGGTGATTTCGTCGAGAGTCAACCAAGACGTTGCAATGTCACGCTTGATCTGCTCGGTCTTTGCGTAATTGAACGGGTTCCTTGTGGGAGCCCCGTAATTCAAATAGCCAACTTGGTCAACGGACATGCGGAACCCCTATTAGGCGGCAGACATGCGAACACCAGCGAAGGGGTCGCGCACAGTAGACACAACACGCTTTTCGGCGAACATGGTCACGAAGCCGGGAGCTGTTTGCTCAAAGCCTTTGATGGTCATTTGCTCGGTGTCGCCAATGGTCAGGAAACGAGGCCAGTTGCCCAAGTAAATTGGGAAGGCGGCGCTCAAGAATGGGTTTGGCACAACAGGGAAGCCGAAGACGTAACCGACCGCCGCGCCGTCAGAGTCACCAAGCTCAAGGAACAATGGCAGACCTTGCAAGTCCTTCAGCTCGCGCAGAGCCAAGATCATGTCGGGGCTCATGTGCCAAGCAGTGCCGGGCAGCGACCAGTATTGAGCAGGCAACGCTTTAGCCATGGCAACCACTTTGTCGTAAGTGACAGCAGAGCCGCCCAATGACACGGTGGCGATCTTATGCAGGCCGTTGGTGATTGCAGTGCCGCTAGAGCCGTATTGACTCACCGAGTTGGATGGATACGAGTCCAAGCCGCGCAGGCCATCAGTGCCACCAGTGCTGGTTGTTGTCGAACCATCTTGGTCATTGTTCAAGACCATGGATTGACCTTCGAGCTGTGCGAATTCGAGCGCCAAGTCATCAACGATGGCCGCATTCAATTGATTCACATCAGACAACACAGCAGAGCGAATTGGCAACTGGGCGGTCAGGACGCGCACAGGCAATTGCCAGATTGAAGTGTTGATGTTTGGAGTGCCGCTGTTTGGGTTGGGCACATAAGTCCATGGGTTTGTTGCATTCGCAGCGTTACCAGTCTTGGCAACGAATTGAGCATCAGAACCCATGACGGGAATTTCACGAGCGCCTTGGCGCAGAGGGTTAGCTTGACGAAGCGCAGCGAATGCGTCATCAAATACGACGTTACCACCAACACCCGAACCAGAGCCAGTCAGCGCAGAGGCTTCTTTCAGGTCAATTGTGACCTCTTGGTTTTCAGTGATGGCTTGCTTGATGCCGTTCAGGATTTTTTCGATGATGGTCATTTTGTTTTTCCTAGTGAGAGCCGAAAAAGGAGGGGCCGAAGCCCCTCCAATGGCAACTATCAGACAGTTGCAGTGGCAGTTGAACGGTAACGGACACCAGAGAAGGGGTCACGAATACCGGACTGCAAACGCTTCTCACCGTAGAAGGTGATGTAGCCGGGCAAGGTCTGGTCGTAGCGACGCAGAACCATGTTCAAGCGATCAACAATGGTGTGATAGCGTGGGAAGTCAGCGAACAGGATTGGGTAGAGGCTGGTTGTACCAGTCACGCCAGTACCGAACGGATTGTCCATGTACTTGTTCACCACCACGTCGAAGCCCAACATTTGACCAACGATACCGTCCAAGGTCATGGCTTCCATTTGCTTGAAGATCGGAGTGCCATTTTGGTCTGTCAAGCCACGGATAGCGGCCAACATCAATGGGTTGATCATGAACTTCGCATTTGGAGTCCAGTATTGTTGTGGCAAGGAATAGATGAAGTTGATCATGTCCTTGTAGACCACTTCGTTGACTTGAGCGTCACCGTTGGTAGTCAACTGGTCATAAGTGGCGAGGTTGTGCAAGCCGCTTGATGCGCCAGTGCCTGTGGGGCCGAACGAAGACACCGAAACCACGCCGCCTGTGTAGGATGCGTTAGCGCCGGGGTAGCTGTTGATGCCACGAACGCCATCAGAGCCGCCGTATGGGTTGGTTGTACCGTCACCCACAGCTTCAAAGTTCTTGATCATGCCCAAGCCTTCGCTCTCAGCGAATTCGGCCAGCATGTCGTCAACCACGTTGGCTTCCAAGCCGTCGATGTCGTCCAATGCAGCAGTACGGATTGGGAACTGGACGTTGATGTCCTTCAAGACTTGTTGCCAAATCTTTGTGTTCTCAGTGGTTTCCGCGCCGTTGTTTTGGATGCCGTAGCCCCAACGAGCGCCTGCGTTGCCAGTTTTCACGCGGAACTGATAGCTGGAGCCATCGGTAGCCACGGTACGCGACACGCCGCGCAATGGGTTAGCCAAACGCAGAGCGACGAACACAGGGTCATACGCAGTACGACCACCCTTGCCATCACCACCAGCGGTCAAAGCAGAGGCTTCTTTCATGTACGCATCGTACTGAGCTTCGTCGGCAAACACTTGCAGTTTGCTTTCAAAAGTAGTCTTCGAGCCAGAGGCCAAAGTCTTCAATTGCTCAACAACTTTACGGTTCACGTCTTGGCGAACAGTCTTAGCAGGAGTGCGGATGAATTCGGGAGCTTGGATGGAGGCAACTTTGGCTTCCAACGCAGCAACCATCTCGCTCATCTCAGCTTTGACGGCTTCGACGGCGGCGGGGATTTTGGCTTCAACGGCCACGATGCTCTCAGCTTGTTTAGCTTCGATGGCATCCAATTTGTCAAGAATGACTTGAGACATGGTTTAACCTTTCAGTCGTTTATCGAGGGATTTGAGCAATTCACGCTGCTCAAGAGCGGCAAGAATCGCAGCTTCTGCTACTTTCGCAGCTTCGGTCGCTTCCGCATCAGAATCACTCTGCTTTGGCGCAATTTCAAGTTGCTCATGTCCAGCATCACGCTGTTCAATCACTTTCTTGAAGATAGATGCGGCAGCGACCGCATCTTTTCGGATTAACCCTGCATCCCGCAGTGCTTGCTCCAAAACTTTCAGGTCGGCAGTGCCGTCGGGGCGGAAGTATTCCAGCTTGTTGACTTCTGCCATTGGGTTGTTTGGATACATCACGACGGACACTTCACGCAAGCCACCTTTGGTGATTTGGAAATAGCCGTCTTCGTATGGATTGTCAGAGCCAACGGTCATTGGAGTACCGTCTTCTTTTGTCCACTGATATTCTTCAGCGTATGCGCCAACAGAGACGCCGCCAAACATATTGGGCGATTCGCTCATGACTTGATACAGATCGGAGCCTTGAGTGGTGTTGATGTAAAGGCGACCACATGCGGTCATGCCTGTATCATCAAATTCAAATGATGTCCACTCACCAACTGGAATTGAATCAGCATCGTGATTCACGAACATTGGCAATGGTCGGCCAGCCTTGGAGAAGTCCTCAGCCCACTGCATAAATGCCTCTGGCTGATAGTTGAACTTTCGGCCATCAGCGCCTTCACGCGGGCCCCAAGTTGTGACAACAGCTTCGATATTACCCGTGGGTTCTGTGTTGTCTGCCTTTTCGAGAACCAGCTTGGCCTCGCACACCATCATCAAGTTTTTTTGCGTCATGGATTACCTCATCGACTTTGGATAAATCAATGTCGTGTATTGTTTTTGGTGGCCTACCCCTCCGAGGAGGGGGCGGAACCGCTGGCCTATTTGCTACCAACGATGCTACCATAATCTTAAAAATCAGCGACATTATTTGCCGATGTTCAACTTGTTTTTCTGATTGCCGCCGCCGCCACCTGTATCTTGCGGACTGGAGCCTGCAATTGGGTCACTTGCTTTGGCGTCTTGCTTCAGCTCATCTCCACCTGCGATTTTGGCCTTGCCAAGATATTCACGCGCCTCATTGGGCGTGAAGATGCCAGATTCAACACCAGCCTTGACGTAGTTCATTTGATCAAGCGGAGCGCCTTTAAGGAAGTTTGCCGTATCGAACTGAACATGCAACGATGGATAGCCACCGAACAATTGCATCTTCAGCTTCTCTTGGATGTTTTCAATTGTTGGGCTCATGGTTGACTTGTAAAACTCGTCAAGCAAAGTCTGTGTGTTGTTGTACTTCTGATCTTGAATACCGATCATTGCAGGGGGCACACCAAATAAACCGCAAATACGCTTCATGGTCTGAACCTTGAGTTCGCGTGCGTCAGTGTCCTGCAAGTTCAGCATGTTCAATGGCGTGTACTTCATACCCTGATCAAGCAACATGCCTTGGCCGGGCTTCGACTCGTCGGTGCGTTGACTGCCCACCATTGACGACCAAGCCTCTTTCAAACGAGCAGCAAGCTCTTTGTACTTGGCATCAGGAATCGCTTGCTCGGTCGTGAACATGCCGGAAGGCTTCGCGCCATTCAGCATGATGAAGTTGGCATACACGTCGATGTCTTGGTCTAGGCTCACCAATTCAGCGGCCAAGATGCCTTTGTTGAAACCAGCGGAGCCTTGCCACGCAGCCTCCTTGACGTGCATTACTTGATGAGACGCCAAAGGCTCGTCCTTGCTAAATCCATACGAGGGAGTTGACAAGCGATACGATGGGTAGCGCGTTGGGGTGATCGTCACAGCGATCAACGTGCTGTCCAAGATATACATCTCAAGCGGTGTCTGAGATGGGTCTTTTTGGTCTTTGCGCCACCACAAAGTAAACGCCTCACCGGAGAGCTCGTACCACATGAGCCACTGATACCAGAACTCATATTTCGACTGGAAGTTGTTTGGGTTGTTCAGCAGTTTGTAGACTTGCTTGGCCTTGTTTTTGTCGCGTGCACCGACAGCCTCATCCTTGACCGCGTTGAGGTAAGAGCCATCATCAGCTTCCGACATGATCTTGATTGGCAACTGAGCCAATGCGCGAGCCTTTGCTCCAATACAGGCCATGACCGTGCTGTTGCGTGTCAACATGCTCATATCGACCGGACGACCAGCGGAGTTAGCGCTGGATGTCGTCACATAGAGGATTTGAGTGTTGACTGTTGGGCGTTTATTGTCGCCCTGATAGACGATGTTGTTGCCTAGAGCCGTTTGACCAAATAGCGTGTTGCTTTCGTCAGCTTGGGTTGATTTACGTTTAAAAATGTCAAGAATAGCCATGTCAGCTCCTAGTTTTCGTGATGTTATCACTCAAAATAATCGTAGTCCATAAGAGTCTGACACAAATACGTTATCCAAATGGCAATGCAAAGACATGATCATGGCGATGATGCCGTCAACCTTCGCGGATGGGTCGGCCTCGTTTTTTCTCACTTTTACGTTGCCATTCACGTCGGTATAGACCTCGCAGTTGCCCAATTGCCATCCCACAAAAGGATTTCCATCGTGTTTGATGGCCTTCTTTAGGATGAGCTGTTCCGCCGTTTTCGAGGGGTTGGATAGCACTGCCATACCCTGTCCAACTTTCTTGACTGGAAGGCCGTATGAGAACAGGTTGGCAACAAGAGCAGCAGCGTTGTAAGGGTCATAACCAATTTCCTTGACTTCATGTGTCTCAGCCTCTTGACGTATGTAGGATTCAATTTCATTCAGGTCAGTCACGTTACCGGGTGTGAGGTGCAATATACCGGATGCCACAGCCTGACTGAAGATCGACTTGTAATGGTTGGGAATCAGGTCAATCGATTCCTCTGGCAGGAAGAATTTGAAGCGAGCGTACAAGTCTTCCTCGGCATACCGATGGAGCGTTACCACAGCATTCAAGTCTCGGCTGTGTGCCAAGTCGAATCCAATGAATGTCGCCTCTGGTTTGTCAGTCGGCATGGGTGCAACAGACTCATCCCAGAATCGACGATCAACCCACGCAGCATTCGAGCTCACATAAATGTTGAGCTGCTTGCATAAAAATTCGTTCAGAGACGCTGGTTTGCTCTTGGCCTCGTCGGCCATGTGCTGAATTGCTTCGGTCGTGACAGAGACGCCAAGCATAGGGTTCGCCTTGCCCCACACGGCGGGGTCAGACCACTCATCGCCGGGGTCAACAGAATAGAGCAGGCCAAACCATCGGAACGAGTCTTCAGCGGCTCCACGGAGCACTGCGCGGAAGTGATTCAAGTCCTCATAGAACTTTGTCTCTTTGGTGAAGCTCGCGGTCGTCAAATACATGCGGAGCGGGTTTTTACGCGCAGCCATACCCGAGTGCAACACCTCAATCGACCCGCGCTCTGTGATCTGCGCGGCCTCGTCAATCATGGCGCATGATGGGTTTTTACCGTCACCCGTCTTGCGGTTTTCGCGGGACAGTGCGCGGTATGTAGAAGTGGAGTCTCCGGCCTTTTTCAACTCACTGCGGAACGGAATAAATCTGCTCTGCAACTCGGGAACCATGCTCTCCATGATCGCCTTGGATGAATCAAAGCAAATGGACGCCTGCTCGCGGTTTGTCGCCAGCGTGAACACCTCAGGGCCAGCCTCACCAAACAACAGCTCATAGAGGGCAATGATGGAGGCGAGCGTGGTCTTCCCGGACTTGCGGGGAACGAACAAGATGACATCCGTCACCCATCGCTTGCTGTGGTCTTTCTTGTCACGGAAACCATATATTGCAGCAAGGAATAGAACTTGAAATCCCTCAAGCTCAATCGACTTGCCAGCATCAGGCCCTTTTACGTGGCGGCAGAACTTGGCGAATTTGAGGATGTGCTCGGCCTTTGACGGGACGAACTCATAGGGCGCGTCTTTGCGCTCGACCATATCGAGAAACCGTTGACACGCAATCCTGACATCTTCACACGCAAGTTGATCGCCGCGAACTACGGCTGTCGCGTACTTAAACGCAGGCTCAAGCAGAGGCGAATAGTTCATCTATCGCAGTGGGTGCGCTTGTCTTCTTTGGTCGGCCACGGGCCACCAAACCCAGCTCCGCCAAAATCTTGACGGATTTGTCGAGCGATTCGGTTCTGATCTTGTACCAAGGCGACGTGGCAGGGCCGGAGTTGTAATGTTCGATGTGCCCATGCTTTGCGATTGCACTTTGAGCGTCGATCAGACTTTGCATGGTCATGACCAGCATTCCAACCAACGCTTCATCACTCGCAGTCAGTGCGCCTGTCGAGTTCTCTACTTCGTTACGGATTTGTGTCTCAAATACAACAGCATCCCACTCGTCAGGATTGCGTATGAAGTTGATGATCTGTTTGGGTGCTTTTTTCATGGGAATTTCCCCCGTTTAACTTACTAAACAGTATACCTTACTCCCCCTCCTGACTTACCTCCCCTACGAAATTACCCCCGGGCCTGCTACTTTGGGATTGGCGCATGTTTTAGTTCTTAAAGCGCGGCGCGGCGCGGCTTGGCGGGCCAAAGAGCTTGGCAAGCCATGCGTGGCGCGGTGTATGGCGTGACAATGACGTAATGGCGCGGCTTTGCGCGGTGTATGGCGTGGCAAACCATGCGGGGCGCGGTGTATGGTATTAAAACGGCGTAACGGCGCGGCATGGCAAAGGGCAAGCAATAGTAAAAAGCGGGGCAAGCCATGCCAAAAGCGCTAATAATAGGTGCTTTTGTATTAGAAAACGGGGCTTTTATGGGCGCGGCGCAAGCGCGGCAGCGTGGCGCGTGGTGTTTTGCGGGGTCTATGCGGCCAAAGCGGGCGCGGCGGGCGCGATAGTGGCGGGCGGGTACGGTTTAACGGGGTATCAGTTGCAAGTAATCGGCGCGGGTGTACTCTTTGGGGCCGCTTTGGGTGTAATGGATATAAACCCCTTTTTGCTCCGCTGCCGTTTTCAGGGTATGGCATGAAGCGCAAAGGCTTTGAAAAAGGTTGCGTTTAAAGGCGGCGGGGCCGATAGCCCGCCACGGGATAACGTGATCAACATGGGCGGCTTGCGTCACCACGCCACGGCAAAGGCAAGAAGCGCAAAGGGGGGCGGCGGATAGTTGCGCGGCGCGTATGGCTTGCCATGCTGCCGTCTTATATGGCGCGTTAGCTTCAAAGCGGGCGGCGCTTTGCTTTGGCTTACCGCCGTGGGTTTCACAAAAGGCGGAGCCTTGCGCCCGCGCTTCTTTGCACCGTAATGCTTCGCAAGTGTTGCTTTTTGGTAACGTGGGCAAACTATTTTGACCTTCTAAGGGTTTTCCCCCGTTTACTTTGCTAAACTTTGCCCTATACTTTGAACCATGCAAGGCAATAAGGCTTTGCGGTAAACGTAAAAAAGGGGTTTTTTATGAAAAGCATGATTCTAGATTTTATTGCCGCCGCCGCTATTGTGGCAGCTTTGACCGTAGGCGCTTTGGCCTATTTTGACATTCTCACAAAATAAGGGGCTAATCATGGCAAAAACAATCTATATGCAAGAAGCGGGGCGCGTTTTCTTTACGTCATACCCGGAGTATCACAAAGCCGCCGTAAAGCTGCCGCAAGCCAAAGGCGCGGCGCTATACAAAGAACAGGTAAAAACGGAGCTTCTACAGCGCGTTAAGCCGGGGCAAACGGTTTATTGCAACTTAAAAAGCGTATCGGCAAGCGGTATGCGGCGAGAAATAGGGCTCTTAATTGTTGAAAACGGCGAAATACACAATATATCTTTTGCCGCTTCTATCGTAACGGGCCGCAAGCTATCCAACAAAGGCGGTATCGTTTGCAACGGTTGCGGTATGGATATGGGCTTTGACCTAGTTTATGGCCTTGGCTCCGCCCTTTGGCCCACGGGTACACCCGCGCCGCATGGCAAGCGTAACGGCGAAGAAGATAGCGCGGGCGGTTATGCGTTGCGCTCCGCATGGCTTTAAGGGGTAAAAAATGACTGTATCAACTGAAAAAACAATGCAAGGCGCTTGGCGCGTCTCCGCTATCGTGGGCGGCTATCTAGTTTCCATGCAATACATGGGCTATACAAAGCGCAAAGCCGTGGCAATGTTTAAAGAGCAATACAAAGGGGCGAAGCATGGATAAATTTAGGACAAAGGCCGGGCGGCTTACGCCTTACGCTTTGGCTTGCGGATACATTGAAACCAAAGAGCGCGGCGGCGTTACGCTTTCGCTTTTTTTAGACGGTTGCACCCATGTACAGGCGCGGAGCGACGAAAAGGGGCGCTTTCTTTGGGAGTGCTTTGATACTTTAACGCAAGCCCGCCGCTTTTATGACGCGCAAGCGCGGCAGCTTTTCAAAGGGGCGCAAGCATGAAGCCCGCTATTTTTGGCAAGTGGCATTTTTGGCAAGGCGTGGGCGGTTTTCTTTTATCTAATGAAAACACCAAAGAGCTATATGGCTTTGAAACGGTAGACGCTGCCGTTAATTGGCTTTTCTTTGTAGACAAAGAAGCGGCCCGCTATATCAACAAAACGGCGAAGGGGTAAACAATGCAAGCATGGATTCAACACAAAGGCGGGGAAAACGGCCCCTTTTTAACGGAGCGCGTAACGGTCAAAGAAAAGCCGCTGCCGTGGCAAGAGCGCGGGCTTATGTATACCGCCACGGGTTACGGGCGCAAAATCCCCACACGATACATGGTGCAACACGGGGGAAAGTGGCGGCGGGTGTATTGCTGCATTTTCTCAAATAGCGGCACGTTATACATAGGCAAGCTATCGCCGCAAGCCGTAACCGTCACAATTGAACATTAAGGGGCAAGCATGAAAAGAAATTTAAGCGTTCAAGTCTTTGACAAAGCATATTTTTTGCATGATCTAGCGCGGCTACACCTTGAAAAATGGCAAAAAACGGGCGACATAAAGCTATTAAAAATAGCCCATGATCTAAAAATGGAGGCTTCGCTTTACATGGAAAAAGGATAAACCCGCCGCCCATTGTGGCGGCTTTTCTTTTTGCGGCTTTTTGTAAGCGGCTCTAAAACGGGCGCGGCTTAAACGTGGGCGCGGCTCTTTGGGGCGGCGCGGTTTAACCGTGGGCGGCTCTTTGCGCGTATAGGCGCAAGGTTAAAGCGTGGGCGTTTTGCGTTTTAGGCGCAAGGCGTAACCGTGGGCGGCTTACAAAAGGCGGCGCGGGTTATTTGCGGCGGCGCAAGGTGCAAGCATTGGCGGCTCTTTGTGGGCGGCGGCGGCTTTGTGGCAGCTTTGCGTGGGCAAGGCGCAAGCATGGCGGCGCGGTGTATCGGTCAAAAGCGGCGCGGCGGCGGTCAAAAAGGCGCGGCGGCGTGGCTTTGCAAGGTCAAAAAGCGCGGCATTGTGGGCGCTTTGCGTGGGTTTCAAGCATGGCGGCATGGCGTGGCGATAGCGCGGCGGCATGATAGCGGCGCGGTTTCTCGCCGTGGCTTTTGCCTTATGAATCAACCACTTAGAGCGGATTCAGAGAATTTTTCGAGGGAATTTCGCATTATGAAAGTCCACAGCAAAAAAGGGCACTATTTTTGACCCACCCTGGATTTTTAAAAAAAAATTTGGTCGGTCAATTATTTTGGCGGGGCGCTTTTTATTTTTGACTCGACGATGAACGGTTCAACATTTTTCTGCTCACCCTTGTACCCATGCGCGTAAGCTGCGCGAGCAACTGACAATGCCTTGGCCTTTGTGGGGAAAGGCCCTTTGCTTCCCCACATCCATCCGGCTTTTGTGTGGCGCAGCGGCATTACTTCAACTCTTTGAGCTGGTACTTTGTCTGTGCAACCAGCAATCGAATCTCATCGACCACGTTCTGCAACCAGCTCTCTTGTGGGAATTTGCCGCTCACACGGTATGCGTCAATCTCTTTGCCAAGCTGATTGAAGTAATCCCATGGTTCCCCTGTGGGGAATGTGTAGCCATCAGGGATGGTGTGAATCTTGCCGTATTCACCTTGGAAGCCTTCGACAAAGCTGTCAATAAGGTCGGGGGCTGATTCGTAAAAAAATTGGAGCGCTTGGTGGTCGCTTCGGCTGGCTGTCATCCAATGTTTGAGGTGAGCAGTGGTGCGAGCATGTAGCAGGCACATGATGAAGTAGATCAATGGGTCTTGCTGTTGAGTTTGCTCTACGCTTGCTTTGTACTTCATCATCATTCCTTGTTACGGCTCTTGCTCCCAATACTTTCTCAGATCAGGAACAGGAACATCTTGAGGCCACAGCTTCAATGATACCAACCTTTGCACAGTTTTCCTATGGGCAACGAACCATAGGTCTTGGCGCTGCTGCTTGTCCATTGTGGAGCCTTGATCGAGCTGGCAGTGGCAGCGGTAGCACAGGCTGGCGATCTGGTTGTCATCAGCCTTGATACCCCGGCCTTTGCCGCCACCCCAATTGGTGTGCGCTGCCACGATTGTTCCGTCATCAACGTAGCAGTTCTGGCATGGAATCTCACGCGCAGCCTTCAAGAGTTTGGGACTGCGGATGTATTCGTGCTTTGGAATCATCATTCTTCCCACCCCGCCCATGCAAATAAACATTCCCACATATGGCGTTCCCAAAAGAATTTGATATGTCTATCCTTTGATGCCTCCATGAATTTGAACATCAATTCTGCCGACAATAGATAGTCTTTTTCAATCATTGTTACTCAATGTGAGTCACGTACTTGCCGTGGCTTTTCAGGTAGTTGGTGGTCTTCTCGATCATTTGCTGATATTTTGCTCTTGAAACGCTGGTTCTTTGAAGGTCATGGTATGCCAATATGTCACCCAGTGCCCTCAAACCTTCACCAGACAGGCCCATTTTCTTTGTGGCCTCATATCGCTTTGCAGCTCTGTGCAGGGCTTCATTGGCGATTTCGCAGTGTTCCAAGACCTCCGGGCCAATGCCATTCCTACCCATAGTCTCAGAGATATTCATCATGTCAGCAAGGATTTGCCACTCTTGCACACCAGCGGTTCCGTTCTTCATGGCCTCCAATGATTTCAATTCATTGAGGCGAAGCTCATTCAGTGAGCCTGTATCAGTGATACAAGCACCAGCAATTGCGTGAGCGATTGGGTTGATGTCGGTTGACCATACTTTTCTTCGGCAACGCTTACGCACTGTTTTTCTCCTTCAGCAAATGATCTACATATTCAGCAGCTTGTATTGGCGTATCACATAGCTGGTGAACACAAACAAAATCTTCCTCCGTCATTCCAACCCATGTGCGATTCTGTGGAGCGATAACTTGCTCAACCAAAATACGGCCATTGCGACTTTCAATGATTGGCAATGCAATGTCACCGCTTGCGCATCGCATGGTCACGGATTTAACTTCAACTTGTTGCAGCGCATGATTTACTGCAAGGTCAAGCTCACGATAAAAATCTTCTTTTGTCGCCCACATTTCAGATTCATCTCGCTCTTGATTTGGCGGAGTCCATCCAAGTGCTGTGGCTATGCGTATGGCGGATGATTTGTCTATTACTGGTTGTTGTGATGTGGTGTAGAGAAGCGTTCCATGCTCTAAATCTTTGTAAAGAAATCCTGTTTTAGTGTCATAGTTAGACACTTGACCAACAGGCTCACCCTGCTCTTGCTTGGCTGCGTCATAACCTGACTTCCATGCTTTCTTTACATCTTCTAAAGTCCACAGTGATTGAGCTTTGCAATTGTCATAACCTGATTTCCACGCCCTATCCAAATCCTCTGCACCGTAAACTCCAAATGGATAGTCCTGATCTTGCTTGACTAGCTTTGCATCAAGTTCATCGCAACGCTCGCATATCTGTTGCCATAAGGCTTTGTAGTCAGGCTCACCCTGCTCTTGCTTTAGTTGTGAATGGGTGTAAAGTGGTAAACGACCTTCTGCTGGCAGTCGGTAGATAGTTCCGCAGTTCACTGAGTTAAATTGCTCAGTCACCTCATTGAGCGCCACAAAGCCAAAAGGCTCTTGCCTCTCTGGGTCTGCAATAGATTTCAATGCCTCAATAAGTTGCGGAATAGCTTTCTCATCCATTCGGATTTGAATGCCGGGTGAATATTGAGAAAGAACCAATCTAAGCTGACCACCTTCGCGCCAAACTTCAGCATAGACTTCGCCGTTTGGTTTTTTTATTTCACGTTTGATCAATTGTGTATTCATAACTCTATGCACCCCATGTCGTCCCATTTACATACGGGACTCTCTTTACACATGATGACGAACCCTTGAAGTTCTACATCGCCACCAACGCTTTGGATTTCATAGCCATAGTCACCAACCTGAATGATGACTGGAGCATTTGGGTTAATCATGTCGTCTATGTTTCTGTCTTTTTGCGTTAGCCATACGTTTTCTGTATCAATCATGGCTTGCATAACGTCAATCATTGTTTGAGATTTGATTTTCATAAAGGGCTTTCTGGCAGTTGTGCGCGTTGCGCTTGTTGATACGCTTGCTCTTGTGCTTTTGTCCACGGTGTTGGTGGATAGGATGGGAAGGGCCAGTTCATAGTCACCTCAATCAGTTAATCTGCAAGCAATGAGCAAACTGGCTACGCCAGCCATTGAACTGAAATATGCAAATGCACCCCTAGATAAATCCCACGAAATATTACTTAAATGATGATCTGTCCAAAACCAGAAAACCAGATCGGAAATCCCAACCAAAGCAGGGGCGAAACACCCAATTGCCATTAGAAAAAAAACTTTGTTCATATCGTGTCCTATTTTGTGTAACCCTGATTTGGTTGAGAGAACTATACCATAGATCAATCAAAGGTTGGTTCTTTGATGTCAATTCCGTTGGTTGCAGACCACATCAAGAGCCATTCAATGAAGTCAGCACCCTCGGCTTTGGTGAACTTGCGGCTCTGTAGGCCAAGCTGAACGACACGGTTGCCATCCAGTGACTGAACGATCTCGCCGCCAATGATTCCACGGTCTTGGGCGAACTGATCAAGCAGGAAACGCTTCCAGTCTTCAACTTCCCACTTGGAGCCCGCGTGCTGCGCCTTTGAGGCAATTTGCCCAATGATGGCGTGGAACTTTTTGTTCTGAGGGTTTGAACGCTTCTCGTCAGTGATCTCAAGCACAAGACGTTTCCCGCCTTGCAGCGCCTCTTTGATGATGCCCCACACCGCCAACATGGTGGCGTGGGCCTGCTTTTCTTCGTAGAGCTTGTACTTCATTTGGATTGAAGCTCAATGAGCAATTCAATGTAGTGCTTGGCCTTTTCCAAGTCTTTGACGCCATTCTTGTCTTTCCAGCGTGTGACGTACTTCACCACATTGCCTTCACAGAATCCAAGATTGTTAGCGTGGATGTAGATGATGGGCTGGATTCCTTTGTCTTTGTAGTGATTTCCATCCACTTGAACATCAAGAGCTGAAGTCTTCTTTGCGGCCCAATGAATTTGCTTTTGCTCGCCCCAAGCGTAATGACAAATAAGACATGGTGTTTCAATGTCATCAATCAATTCATGTTTACAAGTTTTGCAATTAACTGCTTTCATAAAATCTCCACGATAAGTCTTGCTGTTGTCTTTGTACCGATCTCTCTGGCAATGGTGACGGGCCAAAACCGTTTGTCGTTGACCATCAATGCGTCAGCCAATCCATCAAGCCCCGCTTTGCAGGCGGCAAGGCAGTTGTCCGCATCACGGTTGCGCTTGTCAGGCATGATGAATATCAGCCTCAAGGGGATGTCGCCTTCTTTGTCGATCACGCCTTTGATCTGGTGTTTGGCAAGAAAAGTCGAGTTCTCTTTGTAGTCGCTGCGCACTTGGTACAGCTTGGCCCAATGCGTTCCTTTAGCTCTGTTTGGAAACAGCTCGGCAGGAGGGAATCCAAGTTCAATTCGCATTTTTGCCTTTCAATGCCGTAACGATTTCATCCGCACAATGCAAAAACAACATTGCCAAAGCAACTGTCATTAGCGCGTAGTTTTGCGAATAAACACCATATCCGGCCAACATGCCGTGAATCACTGACACCATAAAAACTGTAGTTCTCATTTGATTGCTTTCTTTTGTTGCTCAGTCATGCGCCGTCTCAAATCCAAAGTAGCGGACTCGCCTCTGATTCTCTGCATGACCGATAAGTGCTCCTGCCACCAACTCGACGCTGCTGCGTAGCCAATCGTCTTCACTTTGTCCTTGAATCGCTTCACCCACTCCCGGGCTTCGCAGTCCCTCACGTGCTCGATCATCTCGGGTGTGATCGGACTCACGTAGTCCTTGGGTCTTTCCAAGGGCGGCGCATAGATTCGTGCTCTCGCTTTGGGTTTGTGTTTCGTTGCCATAGGTCATAATGCTTTTTCGCTTTGCTTTTTTATTTGTGAATCAACCCAATCACGCATGATCTTCCAGCGTTTATAAGGCGCACGATCATCATTCATGCAAACAGATTTACTATGTCTTCCCCAATCAGGATACCAAGGACGAACAGGGCCGCAAATTTCTACATCAACAAATATGAAATCATTAATGTATTCATCATTCAAATACATGATTTCCTGAACCAGTGGCGCAGCAACACCAAAACGCTCGGCGACTAGATGTTCATCACACCCATCTTCTGCATCCCCAAGATCATCCATCTTTGTCCCGCGAGCCGACCCCAAAACGCCCAACGTACAAAACTCGCCATCTGTCGTCGAAAAATTGTTTGGGTATAACCTTTTGTCAGTCATTGAGTCCAGTGCCAAAAGCAATTCTTGCAACATCGCTTGACCACGTTTTCCACGAATAGAGCTTGCTACACGACCGCGCCACATGATGTGATGCCAATGGTTGTCGATGTCATCGGTATATCCACTTCGACTCATATCTTTATCCCCTTCGTCAGTTCAGCCATCTTTGCCCGGATGTCCGCAGGCGGTGGTACAGCCGATTTTCGGTCTTGCTCGATTTTCTTGAGTGCCGCGTCTTGGTTGGGAGGCGGTGGAACGGTCATGTGGGCCACATCCCGGCCCGGCAACGTGTTCGAGGCTTGGTTTACCCAGTCCGCTCGGAATGACTGCCAGTTGCGCACCACGCACTCGGTGAGGGCCTTCTCCAGCGTCCAGCCAGCTTTGCTTGCCTGCTCGGCAATGGTGTCAACCACGAGCTGCGTGATCTGCGCCTTCTTGGCTTTGCGATGTTTGACAAAAGATTCCCAAACTTCTGGTGACACGCCGACAGGCGGAGCGACCGAAGGGCGCTTGGTATTCTTTTCTTGGTTATTGGTTATTGGTTGTTGGTTATTGGTTGGTTGAACGTCCGTTGAACGATTGTTGAGCCTTCGAGCTGCGGACGCTTTCCCTGCCCTTGATGCCTGCTCAGTTTTAGCTCTGAAGTGTTCAATTTCCTGATTTGCCCGGTTGTTAAACCATCCCATGTCCCCAAGCTCAAAGAAGGTTTCGAGGACGAATTTGACCTCATCCTCATGGCCTTGCATACCGATGTGCCGTGCAACGAGCGCTACACTGGGGTTCAACGGCTGTTCATGGAGGTAGTATTCGTCGAGCAGGCGACGATAGGCCAAATCTTCCAAGAGTGAAAGATTCCTTGTGTGACTCGCATAGTCACCAATATTGAATTGATAGTAGTGCATACCCGCCTTTGTACGCCCCTTGGAGAAGAAACAATCGGCAGGAGAAGGGGGTAACTCTTTTCGGTTGGGGAGCAAATCCCAACCTAGCCGCTGTTCCAAAAAACTATATCACACTTCTTTGACGAAGATTCCATCAGGTGTCAGATAACCTTTGCGATCTTTGATCTCGTCGTATGCCAGTGCAAGGCATTCAGTGAGGTCAAGATCAGCGCACGCGCAGCCCATGATGAGGGTCACAAGGATGTCGCCATAGGCGTCCTTCATCTTTTGCTCATCGTCTTCGACAAAAGCCTCGACAAGCTCAACGGCTTCTTCAATGAGCTTTTTCCATTGGGCAAACGGTGTGCTGTTCTGCACGATTCCACGGGCTTCACCCCATTGGATGATCTTCATCTCAAGTTCCTGATAGCTCATGCTGTTTCCTTTTCTTCAATAAACCATTCTGGCTTCATCACACGAAGTTGCCATTCTCTCCCACGGGGAACCATCTCTCCCCAATGGGACACAGCACCTTTGGTGATGCCCAATAGCTTTGCCAACTTAATGGCGCTGCCTGCGAGTTTGATTGCTTTTTGTGTTTCCATTCGTGCATTGTAGTTGATTTACATCAACCGTTAACCTATTTCAACTTTTTTTTGAAATATAGCTTGCTCACCCGTTTATTTGTGTATACTGGCATCAGCCCACCGGGGCTACAACATAGGACACAACATGAAAACATATCTGAAATTCATCGAACTCAAATCTAAAATTAAGTTCTTTTGCGACAGTGATTGCGAGCGCCTGCTTGAGTTGATCGCCTCGCGCGAATTGAATGGCAATGCCATGACGGTCAAACAAGCCATGGAGTCGGGGTTCGTCTCTCCGGCCACCATTCACCGCAAATTGGGCGTGCTTCGTGACGTTGGTTACGTCAAGACAGTCCATCAAGACTTTAACCGCCGAACAAAGTTCTTCAAGCTCACACCCATGGGCAAGAGTTATTTCAGCTCCCTTGAGGCAACAATGAACTTGGCAAAGGAGATGACCAAATGATTCTGCTACGCAATGAAGAAAGGGTTCTGTTCTTCAAGGATGGAACTTGGTGCTATGTGCACTCCGCGATCTCCGGTCCATTCAAAAAGAAACCATGGTGGAAAATTTTATGAATCATCTTGAAATACAAATCTGGGAACGAATTGAGGAAGATGGAAAGCGCGAAAGCACTGAACTTTTTGCTCAGAAAATTTCTCTAAAGAACGTAGACCCAACAATGATTCCTAAGATCGCTGCTGTGATCAATAATCTACCCTTCCCGATAACTTGGAACGGGGTAGGTGTGGCGGTGCCGCAGCCAAAGTAAAAGCGGTTTAACAAAGGAAAGAAAATGGCTTTAGTAGCAAAAGACAACGGAAACAAAGACTTCAAGAAAGTTCCCGCAGGGAGCCACATTGCACGGTGCTATATGTTTGCCGACATGGGTACACAAATGTCTGACTACGGTTCAGATCAACACAAGATTCGCCTTCAATGGGAGCTGCTTGGGCATGAGCCTGACGGCACGCCCCTGACGATTGAAATTGAGGGCATTACAAAGCAAATGACCATTGGCAAGACATACACACTGTCTCTTGCCGAATCAGCCGCTCTGCGCAAAGATTTGGAGTCTTGGCGCGGTGTTCCATTCACTCAAGCTCAACTCAATGGCTTTGAGATCAAAAAGGTTTTGGGCGCTTACTGCATGTTGACAGTGGCTCACGAAGTGAAGAACGGTCGCACGTACACCAACGTGGCTGCGATTCGTCCTGTAACCGCTGAGTTCCGCGATGACAAGCCCGACCCATTCAATGACTTGATCTATTTCGACATGACCGAACCAAACTGGGACTGTTTCAATAATCTGCCTGAGTGGATTAAAGACAACGTGAAAAAGTCACCAGAGTTTGCGGAGCTGCAAAGCACCAACATCGACGACATGGAAATCCCATTCTAAAAATATGACATCACTCTACGCTTTAACTGTTGAGTTCCGTCAAACACTCGATGAGATGTTTGATGAGGACGGTGTAATGACGCCTCGCTTTGAGGAGCTTCATGAGCAAATCAGTGACAAGTTGGGTGATGTCGCTGCCTACATTCTGAATACAGAATTGGAGGTAGAAAAGGCAACGACCGTGGTCAAAAGGGTCACGGCCTTGCGCGACGCCCATAAGAAAAAATCTGAGCGATTGAGGAAGTATTTGGCCGACCACATGCGGGCGGTTGGACGCACTGAGATCGTGGCAGAAGATGGGTCGTTCAAAGTAAAGCTCTACCTCAATCGTGATCAGTCGGTCGTGATTGAGGCGGATGCTAAATTCCCACCGGAATTGTGTGAAGACCCAAAACCACCGGAGCCATCAAAGTCCAAGATCAAGCAGGCTCTGCTTGATGGGAAAGAGATCGAAGGTGCAATGATCGTCACAAAAGACCGACTTCAAATCAAATAGGACATCACATGAAAAAATTTGTCTTCATCGCTCTGTTGCTCGCCTCTGGCATTGCAGCAGCATCTTGCCCACAAATGCAGCCTTACCGCTGCGTGCCCGGGTACAACGGTAAGCAGCTCTGCGGCTGCGGTCTTTAAACACAACAGGATAAAACATGGCTGCTCAACAACGCATCTACCTCGTATCAACCAATGACGGCGTTACACGCTTGGTCAAGGCTGGACTCCGTTCACAGGCTCTCAATCATGTCGCCAACACCATGCTCACAATCCGTGTAGCATCACAAGACGATTTGGTTAAAGCTCTGAAGGAAGGCGTCGAAGTCGAAGGCTCACGCGACCCCGATCAGGTTGACATCGAAGACGGTTTAGAGGGAAAGTAACCCCCGCATCGGATGGCATGATTGGCTATGCCCGCATCCGTTAAGGGTTGCGAGTACCTCACCAATTACGGGGGTGATACTGTCGGCAATTTCGCCACGCAAAAATCTTGGCAGGAAGCCCCCACCTACACAAAACACGACATGACAAAAAATGAATTTGAACAATGGCTGGAGGAAAACCAGCACATATTTGACGCGTTCTGCGTCGAGGCATTGAAGGTCAAAAACATTGGCTTCAAACACTATTCCGCGAGAACCATCATTGAGTTTCTGAGGCATCACACGAACTTACGTGAAGCGTCTGGCGGATTCAAAATCAACAACGACGCAGTGCCACACATGGCCCGCTTGTTCGGCGAAAAGTACCCAAACTTTCATGACTTGTTTGAGTACAGAAAGGCTCCTCATGGATAACGTCAGCGACTTTCAGCTTCTCATGGCATTGATTGCCTTTGCGGCCTTTGTGGATTGGGTGATGTGGTGAGCGATGGAGGCAAGGGCAGCGCCCCAAGGCCACTCAGCGTGAGCCATGACACATTCGCAAAACAGTTTGAAGCAATATTTGGAGCAAAGAATGACAAACGCATTCACAATCGACAGGACGAAACCGAGCTTTGCAATCGAGATGCAAAAGAACAAGACGCATCAGAAGCGAATGACTCAGTGGGTGGAGGAACGTCGAGACAAGGGGATTGAACCATGCTACATACCAATGAAGAATACGCCAGACCCTATCCGGGGCAAGTCCGTGCGCCGATGAAGACAGTCATTGCCGACTGGTCTGTGTGGCCCAAATACGTTGAGCCACCACCAAAGAAGACGCGCACCAAGAAACCCAAGTTGGATTGCTCCAAAATTGGCTTCGACTATCAAATCAAGCGACACGCCAAAGAGCTCAAGGCATAGCCACATAGAGCGCGTCAAAACGCTCTATGGCTACCCAAGGGTCATCAAAGGCTGGAGAGGGCTGGAACAACGCATTGCTCGCGTTGACGAGGGCCTTATGTGGCGGTGCAAGCTGTGCGGTCTGTATTTTTGGGAATCAACTAAGGCAAAAGGACATCACCATGACTAATGTCGCGCTCATCATCGGAATCTTGATCTTAGGGGCAATCATCGGAATCGCGGCATTCGTCTTGGTGATGGCTATGCTTTGCAAAAATTAAGCGTATGGACGGCCACCGGGCGTCTGCTTGTCAATGATCATCTTTGACTTTCTTGGCACGTCGCTTTCGTTGGTTGTGATTGCAACGTGCGTCCAACGGTCGTACTCACGAATCACTTGCTGGTATGGAAGCGAGCTGTTGATGATGGTCTTGGTGACTTCATCAGGCGTCATGCCGGGCACACGGATGTCAGCAGCGCAACCACGGCGGTGATCGCTCTTGTTGTTTGAGCCCACCGAGTTGTTCACCGCCTCAGAGCGAAATCCGCTGTTCACGATGATCGGTTTGCCGCCAAGCAAAGCCTTGATTTGCTCAAGGAAGTTCGCCAAGCGCGGCAAGTTTTCATACGCATTGACGATCACTTCCTTGCCATCAATCAAGCACTTCTCGTGTGTGGTTGGCGTATTGTCGAGTTCACGATGGTCTGTGTGTGTCAGCTCATCAAGCGAGAAGTTAGGTGTTAGTTGAGTCATCTTTTTCCTTTGAGTTGTAGTGATCAATTGCCATGCCGACGAGCTCGGCTCCGATGAATGGTAATCCCATGTTCAGCAACAGCTTGACGGCGATCTCGCCCATGTGATCGCCAGCAAATTCTTCTGCCGCCTTCTCTAGCCCACCCTCTTGGTGTAGGGCGTCAAGGGCTTTCTTGGCGTCATCAAGCTCTGCGCTACCTTCTGCGGCGTGTTCAATCACCGCATGGCATAGGTTGAGTAGGTCGCTCATGGTTTGGCCTGTTCTGGTGAAGTTTCGGGGGTTGGGTCAACGATCACAGTCTGATTGACCGCTTGGTTGTTGTCGTTGTTGTTGCCGCGCCACTCATCGAGCTTCTCTTTGCCCTTGATCGCCAGCATTGTGCCCAGCGAGCCCAAGATGTACTTACTCATGTCTGACAACAAAAAGAAGAATTGCTTGTCAGCAGGAGCAATGTTGTTCATTGGGTTCTGCCCAAACACCAGCGAGTACATAGACAGAAAAATCATGTTCAAGATCGCCACGCAGAACGTGATTGCAATCGACAACTTGATGAACGAGTCCACCTGTTCGCTGGTCATGTTAAATTCAATTTTCATCGCACTTCACCTTTCAATGTTTCGGGTTTGATCAAGTCTTCAGGACAGGTTTGGGTGACGGTGCAAATTGGAGGTTTGCATTCAGCGGTTTCCCAGTTCTTTGGGTCTTGACATGGGTAACGGTAGTAGTCACTACAGCCACCAATGGCAATCAAAAAAAGAAAAAATAAATGCAGCAGATATTTCACTTGGTTTCCCTTTCTAGCTCTTTGAGCTTTTTCTCAATCCTGATCTCTGTCTCATTCATTCGCTGTTCACGCTTGCTGTTTCTCACGTACATATCAAGCCAAATCGGAGTGGCAATGAGGATGATGGCAAGCATGATGCAAACAAGGACGATCACTCCCTTGTAAATAACTTTATCCATATTGCCCACAACCAAAGGACGAACGACATTGTTAGGAACATTCCTATTGCTAGATCGACCACTTGGTGATGCTCCTCCTCTCGTCGCCATGACTCTTGTTGCCTTGTGATTCTCAATCGCTCTTTGGCTCTCTCTTGAGCCTGAACAACAACCGGGTACTTTTCCTTGAAGTCCGAATAGACTCCACCAAGAATCTTAGGCGCACCACTCAGCAACTCGCTGAACTCCATCGCCATTTGATTGATCTTGCGCTCATCCTTGATCAGCTTGGCCGCTGCAATCCTGTTGTTTTGTTTTGGATTGAAGTGGTTAAGTAGTTCTTCCTTGCGGGCTGAGATGTCATCCAAGATGATTGTCTGAGCCTCCATGAAATCAATCAGGTGTCCAAAGAATTGCTCTGAGACATCATCTTCTGTTGGGATGTAGTCAATGTACTCGTCTGCTTTCTTTTTTGGTTCTGGAGTATCTGCGACGACCTTAGGAACACTTGGCTTAAAGAGGGCAGTGAGCCATCCCCAGAAACCAGATACGTCTTTGATGATTCCCTTGGCGTCTTCCACGCCCTTTTTAATGCGCTTAATCTCAACACTGCCAGTTGACAGCATGTCACAACAGGAGCGAATCCCGCTGAGAGCAGCTTGCGCCATTTGGAAGGCAAGATAAAGCTCCACATCTTAGGCGTGCTTGATGACCGATGCCCAGATCACGCCACCCATTCCGAGCAGCATGATTCCGCATGTCTTGAGCAAAATGCCTTCGAGGCGTTTCAGTCGAGCGTTGACTTGTTCATAGCGAAAAGCACAAACTTCCTCGTGTGTATCAAGTCGAGCCTCTGTTGTGTTAATGGTCGCCATTACTTAAACCTTGGGCCGTTGAGCCAAATTGTTGATGAGATGCGAATACCGGATGTGACAGGGGTCACGCGGTGATAGAGGATAGACGGAAACGCAATGATGGTTCCCTTTTGGAGTGGGGCAACGTAATCTTGGTAGAGACGCATCTCAAAGTTGCCGCCTTCAAATTCTGACGGGTCGTTCATCAGGCAAACCGCAGTGACTTTGCGGTCATAGGGTGAGCCTGAAAGTGTGAACGTGTCCGTGTGCCAGTCGTAATGCTGTTCTGGGCCGTACTCAGCGTACTGAATGGCCTCGTGGTAATCAATCTCATAATTCCACCCGTTGTCGCGGTTGGCCTTGAGAGCGTGTTCGTACATGATTCCACCAAACCAATGACCATCAGGCGCAAAGCGCACAGCGGTGTTGCGCTGCGACAGTTCCTTCTTTTCGCCCTCAGTGCCCATCGTTGCGTCATAAGGCTCGATGAGACTGAGTTCACGAATTGCAGCGTCGCAAACCTCAGTTGGAACTTGGCCCAAGAGCCAGATTGGTAGGTGTTGTGTCATGTTTTTTCCTGTAGTCGTTTTTCAAGTGCCAACACGCGCTCGGCAAGAGCAACGGCGGCGACCAAGGCAGCATTGCCATAGGCCACAGAAAGTATACCGTCAGGGTTCGCAAACACAGCATTCGCAAGGAACTTTTGCAGTTGTTGGGCAGACACACCGACCTGAGTTTCATTCATGTCGGTACGGTCATAGATACCATGCTTCAGCAATGCCAACATCTCAATGAAGTTCTCAGGCAGCGGCCTCCAGTTTGTCTTCAACGATTCATCCGAGTTGGCCGTGACGCTTCCGCCGCAAGTCAAGTTCGTGCCGTTGAATGTCAAGTTGGCAGAGCCAGCCGCAGAACCAGCGTTGTTGTAAATGACCTGAGTTGTAGAACCAGCAACAGGGCCGGGAGGGCCAGCAGGGCCAGTCGGGCCAGTGGGGCCGGGAGAGCCAGCGGTTCCAGTTGGGCCAGTAGGGCCAGTCGGGCCAGTGGGGCCTTGCGGAACCGTGAAGTTGAAGATTGCAGCCGATGTCGTACCGCTGTTTGTCACAGCAGCGGGGCCAGTGGAGGTTGTGCCAACGGTCACAGTGGCGGCAGAACCTGCCGGGCCTGTTGGGCCAGTTGGGCCAGTCAAACCAGTTGGGCCGGGTGCGCCTGTCGAGCCTGTTGGGCCTGTTGGGCCAGTTGGCCCGGTGGGGCCAGTCGCACCTTGAATGCCAGCATCAGTCACAGTCCATGCCGCAATCGTGCCAGAACCGCCAACAAGCGTCACGTTAACGGTCAAAGATGTGGAGGTAAAGGCGGTGATCGTGCCTTCCATGTAGTTGGCAGGGGTAGCAGTGCTGAACACGCGCACATATTGACCGACCGCAAATGCTGTGGCAGTCGAAGCCAAATTGGTCGTGAAGGCTTTGGAGCCTGTGCCAATTGCAACCGATGTGGTCGATGTAAGGCCGGAGTAACCAAGTCCAGTCGGGCCAGTCGGGCCAGTCGGGCCGGGTGAACCAGTGGAACCCGTTGGGCCAGTTGGCCCGGTTGGCCCTGTGGGGCCCTGAGGCACGGTAAAGTTGAAAATGGCAGCAGAGGTTGTCCCGCTGTTTGTAACGGCAGCAGGGCCTGTTGTGGTCGTTCCTACCGTGACTGTGGCGGCAGAACCAGCGGGGCCAGTTGGGCCAGTTGGGCCGGGGGAGCCCGCAGTTCCGGTTGGGCCAGTCGGCCCGGTGGGGCCAGTGGGGCCTTGAGGCACAGTGAAGTTAAACACTGCGGCAGAAGTTGTACCGCTGTTGGTAACAGCCGCCGGGCCAGTAGAAGTTGTACCAACGGTCACGGTGGCGGCAGAGCCTGTCGGGCCTGTGGGGCCTGTTGGCCCGGGAGAGCCAGCGGGGCCGGGTGCACCTGTCGGGCCGGGGGAGCCTGTAGTTCCGGTTGGGCCAGTAGGGCCAGTTGGCCCGGTAGCCCCTTGCGGAACAGTGAAGTTGAACACGGCAGCAGACGATGTGCCACTGTTGGTCACTGCGGCAGGGCCAGTCGAAGTCGTGCCTACAGCCACTGTAGCGGCTGAACCTGTGGGGCCAGTTGGCCCAGTAGGGCCGGGCGAACCAGCGGGGCCAGTCGGGCCAGTCAAACCTGTTGGGCCAGTGGGGCCAGTCGGGCCAACTTGCGTATACATGACCTGTTGAACAGTCAAGATGATGCAAGGTGTTCGGGGAACAGTTGGAGATGTCTGGGCAGCAATAGTCTGCAATGAAATATTTGTACTGCTCACAGACCAAACAACTTGCAGATAGTCTCCAGCGGCAACAGTCATCACATAGTTGACCGTTCCAATCAAGTGACCATCAACGCCGCCGTGAGAATTTGGAATACTGAACTGACTGTTGCTGTCAACAACATCGGTTCCATTCTTCCGAATCCAGAGATTTGCATCGTGAATTGAGGTGTCTGTACTGACAAATTGAACTGAGAACGTGATGCTGTATGTTCCAGCGTTTGCAAACGTGACACGGTTCCCGCTGACAATACTCACGCCATTGGACTCATCAGTAACGCCAAGGCCAATGACATAGGACGCAGTTGTGCTTGCTGCGGTCTGGTTTGTTACGTCTTGAAACGCGCCATAGTAGCCAAGCGCACCGCCTGCACCAGCCGGGCCGGGAGCTCCTGTTGCGCCGATCTCGACAATGCTTTGAGTGCCGCCAACATCTTTCTTCATGAACAACTTGCCGTTGTTCGTGTTGAGCGCGATTTCACCAAGGTCAAGGTCGGCAGTCGTGGGGACTTTCCCGTTGACCGCCGAACGCTTGACTTGAATTTTGTTTGTCATGTGACTTCCCTTTGATTGCTATGTAGCAGGGTGAATATTTAGTATGTGCCGCCGTCCACGTTGATGTCGTAGGCTGCAAGGCTTGTCATTTGACCTTGAGCATTCACAGCGGCAACCAATGTTTGAGTGCCGCCAACAACGCCATAGGTGTCAGCAGTGACGCCAGTGTTGGTGATGCTGAATTGAGTGCCGCTCAATGTCAAACCAGTGCCCGCAGTGTACGTGCCAGCACCGCTGAATTGAACCCAAGTGACAGCAGTCACGCCAAGAGTTCCACCAGCGTTGACGGTACATACCCAACCAGTGTCGGATTCTGTTGCGCCGCCTTCAATGAAAGTGAACGCGCTTGGGAATTCGCTCCACACATCCATATCAGAAGAACGAGTCCAGCCAGTAGCGGAGGCCAAGTAGATACCGTTCTCTGCGGGCGCGGATTGATTCTTGACCAAGATGCGATCACCAGCGGTCAAGGACGCGGCCCAGTCACCACCAGCTTGAGTTGCCAAGCCGGACAGAGTGATGTTTGCGGTGGTTGCGTATGCGCAAGACGCCTTAGGGTCAAGACCTTGAGCAATGTTGTCAACGTATGCCTTGGTGGCCGCGTCTTGAGCAGAAACAGGGTCTGTCAAGTTGGTCAGCTTGTGGTCAGCAAACGAAAAGTCAGCCGTGGGGCTCGACAGGTCAGACAGGCTTGCTTGTGATGCAGCAGTCACCAGACCTTTGCCGTTGACAGTGACCTTTGTAAATGTGCCCACGTTTGTGTTCACGGTTGCCAGAGTCATGGCAATGTCAGCATTCGCAGAGCCGTCAAACGAAGCCGTGCCAGAGGCGTCGCCAGACACAGAGATGTCGCGTGGTGTGGCGAGCTTTGTGGCAGTGCCAGCATTGCCAGTCACGTTGGCTTCAACGGTATCAGTGAACGTCTTGACGCCGCCAATCGTTTGATCACTCACGAGATCAACAAAGGCCCCGTTGCCAGCAATAGGAATGATTGCCGTGGCAGAGCCGCCAGTGCCGCCAGTGCCAGTGCCGTAGTACAGAACATTCGTCTGTTCGTTGAATGCCATCTCGGCGTTTTGCAAGACTGCGGGAGCGCCTGCACCGCCACCGTTGGCGCGACGTTTGATGCGGATTGTGTTTGACATGATAGTTCCTTAAAAGTTGCCGCCGTCGGCGATTTCGGTTTGCGGGATATTCACCCATTCATTGTTGAGAAACATGAGCGCGTCGTAGTTCTGGGGGCCATCAAGAGCGACCGGATAGCCGCCAATATTGTTGTTTCCACTTGGGCCCTGAACTCCACGATTGATCTGCACAATTTGCGTAGCAACCGGGGTGACTTCAACTTTGATCGCGCTTGCAGGCTTGACAGAAAGTTGAATATTGTTTGCATCTTGAACTGTGACATTCGTATTGCTTGGGACGGCACTGACATTCAAATTTGCCATGAGCCCTCCTTAAACTTTTACGATGCCATCAGAACGAACAATGAACAGCAAAAAGATGATGTTGTCTTCTGG